TTAGAACCTGAAGTACCTAAAGCTAAAATGGTTACCCTTAGTTCGGTTCAGCTTGACAGATTTAACGAGTTCTGGCGGGTCTACCCGAAAAAAAAGGCAAAGGTTGATTGCATGAAAGCGTGGAAGCAGCTTAGTCCTAACGGACAGTTATTTGAGGACATTATGGCCGGGCTGCGGCGGGCGATGAATAGCAAGGAGTGGAAGGAGCAGGGCGGCAAGTTCATACCCTACCCTGCTACTTTTTTGAGGCAAGGNCGNTGGATGGACGAGTACGAAGACGTAGAAGAGGAGGAGGATATATGGGCTGCCTGGGAGCAGCGCTCAAAGCGTGAGTTTGAAAACATATTAAAAGGAGGTAGAGAAGGTGAACACTGAAGATCTGGAGCAAAAACTAGAAATGCGCAGGCGTGAGTTTGAAGCTAAGATGGAGGCCTTAAAAAATGCTCCGGTAAAAGAGGTACCGGTAAACAGTCCTACTATGTGCCCAGTAAACGAAACAGCTTGCTACTGGGACTGCTCCAGTAAAGGCTATATAACGATAGACGAATTAGATCCCGTGCCACACAGGATTAAGTTTATAACTAAAGACTGCTTTCAGTTTGTGCGGTACAGGGATTTAATACGTAAAAGCGGGCTACAAGGCGAAGAGCTAAAGCACACTTTTGATGATGCCATAGTAGACGACTGGAACAGGGAGGCCATAAAGGTACTTCAAAATTGGGACCCTAAACTAGGCAGGGGCATTATACTAACATCGCACAGAACTAAGAGTAATCCACGTGGTAATGGTACAGGCAAGTCATACATGATGCACGCTCTTACACACAAGCTTTGCAGAGAAGGTTACCACTGCTTCTTCTCCCGTACTGTAGACTACTTAGCTGACCTACGTAAGGCTTATGACGAAGGGGGCAACGAGTTTGAGATTACTAGAAAGTATGTAGATGTAGACGTGCTGCTATGGGACGACTTAGGCAAAGAGAACATTAAAAGCGACTGGGTTGCTGAACGCTTCTACTATATTATCGACCGCAGAATAACCCTAAACAGGCCATTAGTGATTAGCACCAATCTAAGCATGCAGGAGATAGCGGATCACTATGGCAAAGATAACTTCGGGCCTGCTATTGCTAGCAGATTAGCTGGAAATTGTAATATACTGTACTTAGACGGGCCTGACAGAAGGCTACCCTAGGGAGGTGTAGGCCATATGTTTTTAGCCATTTCAGACACGGTATTTATTAACTCGGATTACATTAGGCAGGTAAGAATTGAGGAACATTTTACAGACGAAGGCGAGAAATGGTTTGTAAGGCTCTACGGGTTATTTGACGTGCCAGACGAAGAACGAGACAAAGACGGCAACATTTTAGTCGGGCCATTCGACACGAAGCAAGCTGCAATGAGGTTGATTTTCAACATAGAAGAAGACATAACATGCGAAGTAGAGGGATAGCATGGAGCTGAACACGGAATGCAAGGGCGGAGTAATAACAGTAGAGTTAAATAGTGAAGAAACCTTAGAGCAAGCGGTATATTTGATCTCCGACGCACACTTTGACAGCATAGCTTCAGATAGAACAGTGCTTAAACGGCATCTGGACAAGGCTTTAAGTGAAGATGCTTTAATAATTTTAGGCGGAGACTGGTTTGATGCTATGCAGGGTAAATTTGACCCACGCAGAAATCTAGATGAGCTGCGGCCTGAATATAGATGCGAAAAATACTTTGATGTGGTAGTGGAAGACAGCGCTAAATTCCTGGAGCCATATGCGAAAAACATAATTGCAGTTACACAGGGTAATCACGAGCTGGCTGTAAGAAAAAACTCTAACACCGACCTAGTAGACAGGCTAGTATTTCATTTAAGGCTAGCCGGTAGTAAAGCGGTAACCGGTAGCTGGAAGGGCTGGTTTAGATTTTTGCTGCGGTCGCACAATAGAAGCGGTAACATAAAACTCTTTTATTCACATGCAGGAGCTGGATCAGTAGCACCGGTAACTAGGGGAGTAATAGCGACTAATCGCCAGGCAGTGTACGAGCCCGACGCAGACGTAATTTGGAACGGTCATAGCCATACTGCGTATATAGTGCCAATAGTTAGAGAGCGGCTATCAGTAAAGGGCAAAATATACAACGATGTAGGCTGGTTTTTACGTACGCCTGGTTACAAGAGGGACTGGCAGATGCAAGATGGCTTCGTAGCACAGAAAGGCTTAGGACCTAATCCGATAGGCTGCGCTAAAATCCACCTTAAGTTTGGCTCAGTTAGTTATCCTTCAGTAAGTGCACATTTGGAGGTGGAACCATGAAATACGTAGTTAGTTTTTCGGGTGGTAAAGACAGCACTGCTATGTTACTTAGACTTCTAGAAGAAGGAAGACCAGTGGACGACATTAAAAATGATGGTTATTCATTTAGACCCAATTGTTCTATTGCAGATTTAGACGCTCGCTTTGAGCGTGAAGAGAAGGAGACGCAGCATGAACAGCAAGTGTAAAGGTAAGCGTGGCGAACTAGAGCTTGCTAAGAAACTAAAAGAATGTGGTTTCAGTGCCAGGCGTGGCCAGCAGTACTCAGGCATAGGCGGTGATGATGTAGTAGGCCTGGACGGGATACATATTGAATGTAAGCGGTCAGAAAGGCTAAACGTGTATAAGGCAATTGAACAGGCCATTAAAGATGCTTCAGCGGACGAGCTACCGGCTGTGTTTTGGCGAAAGAACCATGAGGACTGGCTTGTAATAATGGCATTTAGTGACTGGGTGGAACTATACAAGGGCTGGCTATGGAGTGAGAATAATGTTTAATGGGGTCAATGGCGTCATAAAGGGGTCACAAAGGGGTCATATGCGCCACAAAGGGGCCAAGTGCGAGAAGTTTTAGAGTTTGACATGTTATCTCACAGAAAGGATGAGGTAGATAGAATTATGAGCGATGACAAGTTTGATAGTATGGAAATTATAAATAGAGAAAGGAAACAAGAGATAATGAAGAGACAGAGTGCGCACGATTATGTTTATTGTCCAGAATGCGGCTCGCCAGTAATTCACGAAAGCGGCTGTGTAGTGTGCCAGAGCTGTGGGTGGGGTATGTGTGGGTAAGCGACTAAGAGCTCCCATTCGTTGGTATGGAGGAAAACATTTTATGGTAAACAAACTATTGCCTTTAATACCGAAGCATCATACATATGTTGAGGTATTTGGAGGCGCTGCCAACCTCTTATTAGCCAAAGAACCTTCTGCGGTAGAAGTCTATAATGATATTGACAGCGGGTTAATAAACTTCTTCAGAGTTATCAGAGACAAAGACAAATTTAAGCGGTTTTATGAGCAAGTGATGTTAATTCCTTATTCACGTGAGGAATATTATTATTGTAGAGATACTTGGAGAGACGAGGAAGATGATATTTTAAGAGCAGTAAAATGGTTCGTAGCTGCAAGGCAAAATTTTAGCGGGCAACTCGGAGGTAGTTGGGCGTATGCTGTAACAAAGAGCAGTAAAGGCATGGCAGAACGTGTTAGCGATTGGTTTTCAAGTATAGAGTTGCTTCCAGAAGTATCGGAACGATTTCTTAGAGTTCAAATAGAGCATAATGACTTTAGAAAAATATTAAAAGCATACGACACAGAAGAAACTTTCTTTTACTTGGATCCTCCTTATGTATTAGAAACTCGTAAATGTAAAGCATATGAACATGAAATGTCTCTCAAAGACCATGAAGATTTAGTAGACTTATTATTGCACATTAAAGGTAAAGCAATGTTATCCGGGTATGAACATAATATCTATAAATCATTAGAACAAGCTGGTTGGATAAAAATAAAAATAAAAGCGAGGTGTCACGCTACTGGAAAAACTAAGGGAACAAAATACTTACAAAACAAAGAAAATCGGGAAAAGCTTGAACGCACAGAGTGTGTGTGGCTAAATTACGTTCCTGCTCCACATAAGCAGATGGAGCTGCTGGGCGTAAAGTACGGGACGGAAAACAATGTTAATCCAGGTAATGGCACCGGGACACAAGGTGAATAGTATTATGAAATACGTCAAAATGCAAACTACGGCAAAAGTGGGTATGAAAATATCAGGGGTGCTGAAGGGTGAATTCTGAAGTTTATGTCGCAGTAAAAAACAGGGCTAATGGAAGGTGTGAGTTGTGCGGTAAGTTAACAAGCGAGTTGCAGTTACACCATGTTATTTCTGGGTATGGTAGAAGAAGAGAGCACGAAAGCGTAGAAACGTGTATAATGTTATGTGTGGAATGTCATCGTGCTGTGCATGATAATGCGAAGTTGAACAGAGCATTAAAATTGTTAGTTGAAGAACGCCTATACCGTATGGGGTATAATGAAAATGAGGTAAGAACATTAATGGGGGGCAGGTTATACTGATAGAAGCACCAATATAGGTATGAAGNGGGTGCAGATAGAAATTCAATGGGAGAACCATGGGAAAAGCTGAGTAATGAAACCACCAAGGCTTATGCCGCATTTTGTATATACCGAGATCTAGGTTCGGAACGCAGTATAGATAAGGTTCTCGCTGTTACTGGCAAGAGGAACAGAAGCTCTTTGATTAAGTGGTCGTCCAAGTATAACTGGGTGGAGCGTGTTCAAGCTTATGATCAGTATCTGGAAGAACTTAAACGCAAGGAACAAGAACAGGCCATAATAGAGATGTCTAGAAGGCATGCCGAGCTAGCAGTTAGGATGCAAGAATTGATTAAGGCACGGTTGGAAGAGATAGATGTGAATGCTTTGTCTCCCAGAGATTTGGCCACGTGGTTAGATATAGCAACAAAGTTAGAAAGATTGAGCCGAGGCGAACCTACAAGCATTGAAAAAGGCGAAACCGACGAGCCGATAATCATTGAGATCATCAAGCAAACCGAGGGAACTAATGCCTAAATTTACATACGAATTACATCCAGGCCAAGCAAGGGCTTTTGATAGCGAAGCGCAATATGTGGCAATGATAGCTGGTACTGGTGGAGGCAAAACGTGGTTTGGTTCAATCTGGCTGGCAAGAGAAATAAAGAAAGATGTAAAGGCCGATTACTTGGCTGTAGCTCCCACATATCCGATGCTGAAAGATATCCTTTTACCGAGGGCGTTGGAAATACTGAATGATTGGCATGGCGGAACGTACAAATCAATGGAAAAGGTCTATTACCTGAAAGGCGGAGGCAGAGTTCTGTTTCGTTCAGCGGACAGGCCTTTAAGTATGGAAGGTGTGCACGTAAATGCTGTTTGGTTAGATGAAGCAGGCCAGATGCGCAGTGAAGCATGGCATGTAGCACAAAGGCGTGTAGGCTTTCATAAAGGAAGAATTCTAATAACAACAACACCGTATTTTCTTAATTGGTTAAAGACGGATATCTATGATCGGTGGAAGGAAGGAGATCCAGCCATAGATGTTATACAATTCGGCACAGCAGAAAATCCTTACTATCCAAAGGAGCAGATAGAAGTTGCACGTAGAACTATGCCAGATTGGATGTTCAGAATGTTTTACTTGGGAGAGTTCGTGAAGCCTGAAGGGTTAGTATATCAGGATTTTGAGGCTGGAGTGCACGTAGTAAAACCATTTGAAATACCAAGCGATTGGAAGAGGATCATTGGAATGGATTTTGGCTACAACAATCCAATGGCTGCAGTGTGGCTGGCAGTTGATAATGATGGGAACGTTTATGCTTACCGAGAATACTATGAAAGGCAAAAGCTACCACGTGATGCGGCATTAGATCTAGCGAGATTATCACAAGGTGAACAAATAGATACCATATTCGTTGATCCTTCAGCTCCAGTGTTAATTGAAGAATTACGCAGGCAGGGTTTTAATGCCACACCTGCAAACAATGCTGTTAAAGAGGGCATAGCGGCAGTTACAGGCTTACTGCGAGAAAAGAGATTGTTCTTCTTCCGAGGCCTGAGTAATACATTGGATGAGATTGAGAGTTACCACTGGAAAAAAGTAAATGATCAAATAAAAGAAGAACCAGAAAAAGAGTATGATCATGCAATGGATGCGCTGAGGTATGGTATAATACACATAGTGGAAAATATAGAAAAACGTAGTCCTAAAGGGATTGACGTTTTGCGGGGGGTGAAGATTTACGATAAACCCGTTTAAGTGGATAGTAGGGGAGATATCAAAATTAAGGCAACCTAATTATGGGCAATATGGATGGGTTGTCAATGCTTATAACACGCCATATTCATTAAATACCTCACGAGTAAATTATCAGTTAGCACGTGAATTATATCACAATACAAACGAAGCTTACAAGTTAGGAGCGGGATTTGCAAAGCCGATAATAAATACATTAGCTGGCTTTATGGGTGCTCCTAAGTTTAGGTGTGCGGATGAGGAAGCACAGGCAGTGTTAGATGATTACCTCGTGGATTGGACAAGTAGAATCTTGCGAGTTCACCAATTGACATTGAGAGATGGCGACTGTTTTCTATATTTGTATGTGAATAACAAGAGAAGTGTTCTTTACCCAGAGCGTGTTGGTGGTTCAGTGGATTTCACAATAATACCACCAGAGCAAGTTGCAGACATTGAGTTGGATCCCATTACGCATGAGCCAGTAGCATATACGATTTCGGCAAGGGTAATGTGGGATCAGGGAAGAAGGCAGTATAACTATACCCAAATCGTAACAGCAGATAGTATTGTAACACAAGCTGAAGGAGACGTACCACCAGATTTGAAGGTAGGAGAGCAACCCAATTTATGGGGTTTCATACCAATAATACATTTTAAGAATGAGGCGGAAGAGACGCAGTTATTCGGCAATTCCGAGTTGGAAGCAGTAGAGCCATATTTCAAGGCGTACCACGATGTGATGTTACATGCTTTGCAAGGTTCAAAGATGCATTCAACTCCGAGGATGAAGTTACAGCTAAAAGATGTTAGCGGCTTCCTTAAAAACAATTTCCCTGAAGCGTGGGAAAGTATTAAGCAAGGGCGACCAGCGAGAATTGATTTAACAGGTCATGAGCTTTTAATCTTTACCAATGAAGAGGATGCGTCGTTTATTGAGGTTAGTTCAGCGATAGGTGATGCGGGGTCATTGTTAGAGTTGTTATTTTACTGTATTGTTGATGTGTCTGAAGTGCCCGAGTTTGCATTTGGTGTGCACACTCCAAGTTCGCATGCGAGCGTGAAAGAGCAATACCCGTTGTTAATTCGAAGAGTAGCACGTAAACGTGAGATGGTAACAGAAAGTTGGCAGCAATTTGCACGTATGGTATTGGCAATGCATTCGCAGGTAACAGGGAAGAGGTTCAAGGATTATTCAATAGCGTTAGCATGGGATGAAGTAATCGAGCGAGATGAAGAGCAATATGCAAGGGTACTTAATTTGCTCACGCAGGCAATTAATACTGCATTGATGGGTGGCTTCATGAGTATGGATGCGGCAGTGGATTTGTTGAACGAGTATGTGGATACCATGCAAGGTTATGTTTCAGATAATGAAGAGCTTCCGGGCGAGCGTGAAAGGATAATAAGGAGTTGGATATTACGGCAGCGGCTTGAAGAAAATGCTGGGCTGAATGCACAATTAGAGGAGATTAACAAGGCAATAGAAGAAGCACGTAATGAGCTGGCGTGAGGATTTGAAGCGTTTCAATGGGCCGTATTATAGGTGGGCACTTGAAAATAGGCGAAAGTTTCTTACTACCGAGTTAGCCACAGAAAAGGCATTAGCCAAGGAAGTGGAAGGGATGGTCAAAGATTTGAGCGTTTCTATAGAAGGCATGCCTTCCGATGTAGCGGCACAGATGAAGTATGTTAAAGCTGGGTTGAAAGATTTCGCCAAGGCGTTGAATGGCAAACAGAAAGATATCATTAGCAAAGGTATCGAGAAGGCAGTAGGCATTGGGGTTGAGTATAACGAGAAAGTTAGTGCGGATTTACTCCTAAAGGTGTTCCCTGAAGTAGCTGGAAAAATACAAAATGTGTTTGGTTCAGTGCAAGAAGATGTTATCAAGGCAATGTGGAATCGCAGGGTTGGTGGTTTATATTTAAGCGATAGGATTTGGAATATAACTGGTGATACCACAGAGGCGATAGGGAGGATATTAACAGCAGGGATAGCAACAAATATGGACCCTGTGGATATAGCAAGAGCATTGACAAAGTATGTTAAAGAAGGTTCAGGGACATTAGTAAAGGACTACCCTAATATGATGAAACGCATGGGTAGGAGGTTACCGAAAGACTTAAATTATGAGTCGTTGCGTCTGGTTAGGACAGAGTTATCAGCGGCTCATGGTGATGCCACGTTAAAGAGTGCGACATATAACCCTGCATGTAGAGGTGTGAAGTGGGTATTAAGTTCAGAACACCCAGAATACGATATTTGTGATGAGTTAGCATATGCCGACCAAGGGTTGGGGCCAGGTGTTTACCGAGTAGAGGATGCTCCGCCAATGCCTGCGCATCCGAATTGTTTGTGCTTTTTTACAGAGGTAGTGGAAGACCCAAATGCATTTGTGCAAAGGTTAGAGAGGTTCAGGGACAATCCAGATAGTGATCCCGAATTGCAGGAATATTGGCAAAGGACATTTGCTAAGCCATCTCGTAAAGCACCAGCGGAAAAAGTGCGAACTTTGAAAGAAAAGTTCAAAAAGTTTGAGCCATTACCAATGCCTGATGGGGTAAGAAATGCTTTGCTTGACCATACTCCATATGCAAATGGTATTCTTCAGGATATTTATAAAGCGGATTATGATAGTGAAAAAACTTTCTTTGTTAATGCATTGTTGCGATATATTGATGGTACTCCAATCATTCAAAAGATTAGCACGGAGATTGCACTTGGTAATTACGAGGAATGGTTAAACCCTAAAAAATTAAATTTCGTTGAGAAATGGCTTGTAAGGTGGATTAAAACAGCACTTGACCTTATGGAACAAGCTGTACCATATGTTAATGAACTTATAAGGGTTGAGCCACTGTATGTATATGAGAATTTGGATAAAATGAAGGTGGGGGATGTGATTACCCAAGGTATTCGTTCTTGGTCGCAGAAAGATGTAATATATAAGGAGTGGGGCGAGCTTTATTGTGTACACAAAGGTGGATTTGTAGCATTGCATGTGAAGGGTGCAAAAGGGATAAACGTATCAGCGTTCAGCCACTATGCCGAGCAATATGAGGTGCTTTGTGCAGGCGATTATAGGGTGTTAGACATTAAAAAAGAGAAGTTCATAAAGGATGGGAAAGCTTTGGGGGATGTAGTACACATATTTGTGGAGCAAATAAATGTGTACCCACAGTTGCGAACTGGTAAAGGGAGGATAAAATGAAAGATAAAACTATAATGCGTAAAATAGGATACATATCAAGAATGATGCGCTTGCTTGCAGTTGATAAAGAAACAGCAGAGAAGTTGCAGAGTATATTGGAAGATGCTACTTATAAAGATGGTTTTCGTGATTTGAACGAACAGGAAGTTGCATATATAAAAGAATTGGTTAAACAATATAAAGAGAAAACTGGAACTTCAATTGTAGACGATGTGGTTAAGGTATTAGGTGCGGAAGCAAGAGCGTATTTGCGTGACTTTGAGGTGGTATAATGGAACATACGAATGGGGGTGAACGTCCAATAAAAGTTGAGAAGAGGTACGATAAAGCACGAATAGAGATTAACCCGAAGTATGGGAAGCCGATTATCCGAGACATGAAGACAGGGCAATACCTTCCCAAGAATAGAAAGGGGGTGCAATAGTGCCGACAAAATTTACTATTAATAATGACGAGATTTCAGAACGTGATTGGGGGGATGTAGACAAAGGCAGTATTTGGCAAACATTCAAAAAAGCACAAGAAGAAGAAGCTTCAGGGCTTGCAAGTGCGATAAAAGAGATGTATGCGGTAGTCAAAGCTCCTGTTGATGAGAATTTAAGGGAAGCCGATTGCTGGGGGCCACACCATGAGATAAGAAGCGATGGAACATTAGTCGTTAATCGTAGGGGCGTCCTTACTCCATCAGTTAGCGAAGCATTCCGATTGATGCAACCACGCATTTACACCAGCTTCTATGACATACTTCCTTTTACAATGGGCTTAGGAAAGTACAACGTAAGAATGCTCAGCTTGCTGGGCAGTACCGTTTACNCCCCAAGAAAAGACTGGGCAGCATTGTTCTCAGACCTGTTTAGAGCCCGAGTTATTATCACAAACCCGGCAAGGGGCCCTATAAACATTGTGCGTGCCGAGGATTACGAGAACAAACTCCCCTATTACTTACAAAGCAACGATGAAGAAACAGACGAAGTAGACGAATGGACTGTGGTTACACAAGACTACAACGACTTAGTGCCGCCATATGATTGGCTATCACTGGTGAAAAAAGTTTGGAATCAACTTGGAGAGTACGCACTAATGAACATGGGAGTGCATAACATCAAACAGCCATTTATTAAAGCTGACGTAATCCAACCCAAAGATCACATTCACAATTTAAGAAAACAGCTCCCTGAGTACATAAAGCTTTGGCCCAAGGTCCCGTTGGAAACCTTGGTTAACAAACTTGCCAGCACCCCAGTCCCACTTTATGAGGCGACCAAGGGCGCCATCATTAATGAATCCCACATACTGCTTAAGCAAAGTAACCGCGTAAGCAGGTAG